ATCACCAGCGAACTGCAAAGCAATCAAGTCGCAACGGATGCCGTTGCCATGCTTGTTCACTTGCAACCAAGGCTTGATCGCAGCGTTGACACGGCAACCACCGTACATCTTGCGAGTCAGTTGTTGGTAGGCCATGGTGTTGCTTGGATCAATCGGTTGACCGTCAGCTTGGATGATCTGAGGCTGTGTGTCGCGGCCAGCAGTGATGAAAGCGTGACCAGCATAACCATCGTAAGGTTGAAAGGTTTTCTTGTTGACTTTTTCCTCACCAAGACCAAAGCAGCGCAGCTTGCGATCCGCTTGGATCATTTGCATCACGGTGTTGGTGTGCTCCAACCACTTCTCTTGAGCCATAGCAGCGTAGCGTTGCATGAACTGTTGCAGACCAGCGTGGTCTTTAGGCATGATGAACTCGCAGTTGTAGCTGATGCGTTCTTTACCTGTTGCTTCGTTCACTTGCTTCTGCGGTTCAGCGATGTGAGGGAAAGACAAACGGACATTTGACAAAAAGATGATTTCGGACATTTCAATTACTCCAGTTGATTTACGATAACCACGCAGGCAGGGCTTCTGCTTGCGTTTCAATTGCGCTGAACATAGGTGCAGCATTCAGAACCACAGCAGGCCGTGAATCTGATTCGGGGGCGACAGTTAGCTTACCTGCCATCTTCACAACGTACTCAGTCTCCAGTGTTTTAAGCTGGCGCTCAGTCAGTTGCTTCGTTGAGCCATCTCGCTTGGTCCAAGTTAGCTTTTCAGCCTTGGCAGGAGTGACGAGTTTGGTTTCCCAAACACTACCTTTGGGGATGCCCATCTTGGTCAGCTTGTCGGCAATCTGATCCTCTGGCAACGCCCACGCGCGGCTACCGCGACCATTGACGAGTTTGATACCAGGGATTGATTGACCGAGCTGCAATCGACGCAGAGCTTCCGCTTCCACGGCTTCAAGTAGTTGACGCATCAGGGGTGCAGCTTCCATGATCTGACGGATCTGTTGATCGTCCATGGTGCTGGGGTCTTTGTTCGCAGCTTGTTGTGCGACATCGAACGGCTGGGCTGGGGTAGCCTGCACGGGTTGAAACATTACACCGACTCCTTCCATTACGTTACTTGCAAGAGCAGAACAGCTACCCTTGGCTTTGCAAAACTTACATTGACTTTCACCCGCTTTAAGTGGTGCATCAGGTGCATCGGTAGCGTGAGCTTCGACGATCATGTTACCAAGTTTACTCAGGATTTCGATAACTTCCACCTCGTGCGATGAAATTGCTTTCATACCTTTGATGGTCAGCTTGGGCTGGATGATCGTCATGCGCACGCGCTTCCACGGGTACACAGCGTTCACGGGCAACTTGCAACTGGCCAACGCACCCATGGCGTACTGCTCCAGTTGTGGGTTGTCCTTAGCGCCCACGATGCCCATGCCATCCTTGTAGTCGATGATCTCAAGCACGTCAGTGCCACGGATTTGAACGTCCACAGTGCCTGACATGTCCTTGCGGCCAATCAGGTGCTCAGGATCAACCTTAGTCTCGGCAATCACCTCACACAAGCCGCTTTGTTCAGCGACACGTTGCTTGATGTAGTCGGTGGCCACCTTGACACGGGCGGCACGGTCTTTGTCAACCGTGAACACACCCTCATGGTCACTCAGTGTCTCACCAACTGTAGTGAGAGGGTCTTTGTCCTCACCGATACAGTATTCCAGCAGCGTATGGCTATGAGTGCCATCGGCAGCAGCAGGACCACTTTTATCGGGGTACTTAGCTTCCTCTCGAATAGACCCAGGGCACAGCATCCAACGATGCCGTTTGCTGGGTGACAGTTGTGCGTGATCGCTCATGCTTAGGCTTTCAAGGCTTCCACACCAGCGTGCAACTGTGCATAGTGCTCAGGCTTCACGTCATTGATGTTCTGATAACCCATGCTAGTCAGCACGCCTTGGATCTGTTGACCCTTGTCAGCACCGAGTGCCTTGTAAGCACCCATCACGTATTCCAACAAACCTTTAGGATCATTGAACGGTGCGCCAGAAGCAGGTGCAGCCACGGGTGCTGGTGCTACGAATGTAGGAGCAGCAGGCATTGCAACAGGAGCAGCAGGCATTGCAACAGGAGCAGCCACGGGTGCGGCAACTGGTGCTGGGGTAGCAACGGTAACAGTTACAGGAGCTGCCACAGGTGCGGGTGCAGCTACAGGAGCAGGAGCTTGCGCAACAGGGGCAGCAGGTGCTACATTGATGCCTTCAATTTTGGCGGTCAGTGCAATAACAGCAGCAGCGAGGTTTTTGATTTCAGTTTCCAGTGACATATAACGATTCCTTACGGTTTGCGGGAGGTTGAATTGTGAGGCGGTCATCATTGAACGCCTCTACTATTTCACGGAGCACTTCGGACGGGTTACCGTGCTTCTGTGCCTTGGTGTGAAATTTGGTTCGCGTCTTGTCAGTCACACGGACTACAAGGAACGCTGATTTGAGCTTGGTAGTTGCCATAATCAAAATAAATTTGGTTTCGTTGCACAAAGTATAACAGCATCTGATACACTTGCGCAAACAAATTCAAAAATATTTTTCAAGAGGGTGAAAATGAACTGCAAACACCGCTGGCACGAGTTCCCTGTACCCAAGCACCTTGTGACCAAGATGGTCTACCTGTGTGTAAGGTGCAACCAAATGCGATTCGTACCAGAAAAGAAAAGCCCTGACCTTGTGAGTCAGGGCTAAAAGAGGAACCAAACATGAACATGACAACTGCATTGTCAGAACGGATTATATGAGTGCATTGCCAACAGTACAACAACACCCTGCATCAGTGGATGCCTACATTCGCCATGGCTTCTCACTGGTCCCCATCCCACAGGGAACCAAGGGACCACGCACCGCTGGTTGGAACATCAAGGCCAACGCCATCAAGTCGCAGGCTGACCTGCCCCAAGGCTGGGGTATCGGCTTGGCCCATGCTTACAGTGGCACGATGGCCTTTGATATCGACGAGTGGGACACCACCGCCATGGTGCTCGGGCTGCAAGGGATCAACCTAAAATCGCTTTACGATGCCAACGATGCTGTCATCGTAGACTCTGGCCGCGCGGGGCACGGTAAGCTGCTCTACAAGATGCCACTGGGTATGGCGCTGCCGTCCAAAAAGATCATCATCAACGGCATCACTGCTTACGAGCTGCGCTGTGCCACGGCCAACGGGTTGACGGTGCAGGACGTGCTGCCCCCATCTATCCACCCTGACACCAAGCAGCCCTATCGCTGGGCAGGTAAGGGTCACTGGATGCGCCTGCCAGAGCTGCCACAGTCCCTGTTAGACTTGTGGCATGGTCTTCTTGAGCAGGACAAGGTGCGCACGCTTGCCACGGGCGATGGTATCGATGCGTCATGGGACGAGATCCGTTCAGCCATCGAGTCGATCAGTCCTGACTGTTCCCGTGAAGAATGGGTCAACGTGGGCATGGCACTGCACTGGGCAGGCACGCACACCAACCAGCTAGACCAAGCCCTGCATCTGTGGGACGAGTGGTCCAAGCCATCGAACAAGTACCCCAGCGAGAAAGAGATCATCAACCAGTGGGTCAGCTTCAAGTCAGACAAGGCTACCGCTGTCAAGCTGGGCACGTTGTTCCACATCGCCAAACAACACGGATGGTCACGCCCACCCGTTGACGCTGCATCGCTGTTCGCGGCAGTTGGCCAAGCTGCACCCATGACCCCTGTCAACGTGACTGCTGGCATCCGTCCACCCGCGCCAGAGATGAACATGGACCTGTGGCCGCACATCCTTAAAACCCGCGCCAATGAGATCGCTGAAAGCGTGGGCTGTGATCCACTGGTCCCACTGTTCTCAGGCATGGCCGCTGTCTGTGGTGCGATTGACGCACGCACACGCTTGGAGCTGATGTCGGGCTTCCAAGTGCCACCAGTGCTGTGGCTGATGACCCTCGGTGACCCAGCCGATAAGAAGTCGCCAGGCTCACGCCCCATGATGTCACCACTCAAGAGCATCGAAGCTGAGGACCGTCCACGCTTTGCCAAAGAGATGCTGGACTGGGAGGGTAAAGAGGCTGCACACGCATCGTCGAAAAAGGCTTTCCTTGAGTTCTCTGCATCGACTGAGGCCATGTTGTCGGGTGACCAAGCGCCCACGGTGGCAGAGTTGCCAAAGCAGCCTGTGCCTTTGAAAATCACAGTGTCGGACATCACGAGTCAGAAGCTCGTGCGCTCGGCTGCTGACCGTCCCCGTGGCCTGCTGTGCTACCTCGACGAGATGAACTCATGGGTTAAGAAGCTGACAGACCGCACCAGTGGCGAAGATCGTTCGGCTTGGGTGGTGTCTTATGAGTCTGAACCGTATGAGATGGACCGTGTGGGCGCTGGGTCCATTCATGCTGACAACCTCGCTGTGAGCATCTATGGCAACATCCAACCCGCAGTGTTCAAAGCCAACCTGCAAGCACTGGCATCGGACGGCCTGCTGCAACGCTTCATACCCGCCATTTTGCGCAGCAACAAGACGAAGCTAGGCCACCCTATCCCCGAGTACCTGACAGCCGCTGCTGCATGGGAGAACACGCTTCGATTGACCTGTGCGCTCCCACCACAGACCTACAAGCTGTCACCCGATGCGTTCAAGGTCTACCGTGAGTTCCAAGCATGGTACGAGGAGTCCAAGCAAGACGAACGCCTGCTGATGTCCAATGACACGTTTATGACCGCATTCGGTAAGCTAGAGGGCACTGCTGGCCGATTGATTCTCATGTTCCATATCATCGAGTCACCGTTTAGCCTGACAGTCGATGTCAACATCGTCAACCGAGTGATCGAGTTGATCAAGTCGTACATCATTCCAGCGTATCGCTATGCCTTGGGTGAAGTGGCAGGTGTTGATACCTTTGATCAGTGGGTAGCCGATCACATGATCCACCACTTTGATAAAGGTCAAATCACCCTGTCTGAGTTGAAACGCAGCGCACGTCGAAGCCTTGACGGTAAGACCATCTGGACTCAAGACCAAATGGTGCTCAGTGCCATGGCCACCTTGGAGCAGGCTGGCTGGGTGATTCGCTTGGATGACGGTACGAAAGAGCATCAGCACCATGCAGAGTGGGCTATCAATCCGTCACTGGGTGAACAGTTCAAGGATCACCGTAAGAAGGTCATTGCAGCGCGTCAGCGACTGGCAGAGCAGCGATGGTCTAACTCAGACAAACCGAAACCCAAGGTCAAAGGGTACGAGTTGCTGGAGGAATGAAAAAAGGGAGCATCTGGCTCCCTTTTTCTTTACCTACTTGGTTAATGATTTTTCTAATCGTTCTCGCGTTACGCCGTCAAGCGCCATTCCGCAACAGTTACACCACCAAATATCAATGTTTTCTGGAGTTTGGTCTTTTACAAAAGCAACCCACCCTTCAACCATGTTATCTACTAGATATGCTTTTTGGTTCCATACCCATCCGATTCGTCGATAGCCGTCTTTGTCATCTTTATCCCACAAAGGGATTGGTCTATGCCACCATCGCAAATGAATGACTCTAAATCTTGAATCAAACTTCATTCGGTCTGAACGCTTTAATTTAAAGAACATTGTTTTTCCTTTTTAACACATCTTGTACATTTTTAATCAATAGGTGAGGCCACTCATACCAATCGGTATGCTCAAGTAAATCATTAGCTTCATCATCCGTCAGATCAACCCATTCACGGTTAACGACCCGATTGAGGTCCGATGCTTTAATCCACAGCTCACCATTAATTTCTTTTGCTGGAATCATGCAGCCTCCCGTTTCAACTTAGGTAATGGAGCCCAGTGAGTGTAAAAAGTCTCTTTACCGTGATAGCTGCCATACATAGCCACCCCACCCTGTCCGAGTAGTTGCACCTTAGCACCACGGGGGCAGGTGGCTATGGGTTGCCAAAAGTAGTTATGGTCCACGGCGGCTGTGCCTGTGCTGTCGAGTTGTGGTGTGGTGTAGAGAGGCGTGTGAGGAGGATTCCAGTCAGGCCAAAGCTCATGCTTATAGATGTCACCCGCTGCGTCTATCCACGCCACAGGCTCACCCTGCTCTTGCTTGGCTAGTGCTTCTTCTAACTTTGGAATCATGGCTTGTGCAATACGCTGCGCATTTGCGCCGTTTGTCCATGAATCGTAAGTTTCGTTTGCTATTTCTTTAAACGCCTCAAGCCCCAGCTTTAATGCTTCTTTACTCATAGCGGGGCATCCTCAAAGTTGTCAGGGTTAAACCGTGGCACACGGGTGCCTTGGTCCTTGGGGTTGGGGAATGGGGGAAAGGGCCAACTCATTCCTTGATCCCTCCAATGTGCATAGAGAAGCTGGCGCGTGTGTCAGGCTCAAAGGGAAACTCTTGGATCAGGGTCACGGCACGATCTGCTGCACCGTTCCAACCATTCAAGAACACCAGCCAAGCGGCATCACTGGTGGCCAAACCCATGTCTCTAAAGAGTCGTTCAAATTCAAGGCGTGCGGGGGTCATTGTGTATTCTCCTTGGCTTCCAAGATTACAGATTTAGCATTTGCAATGCGACACCCGCCATCGTTCACATCATCCAGAAAATGTGATTGACAGTAACCATGATGATCAAGGCGGCAAGGTTCATCATTGACCTCAACTAACTCAACAAGGCAGTCGAGTAGCTTGGTGAATAATCCATTGTTCATTTTGTTTCCTTCGATTGTGTTGAGCAGTGGATATGCACCCACCGTTTGTAGCCGTCGATCTCGATTAGCCTGCTGCCCTGCATCGTGCGAGGTAGTTGGCATAGGGCGCATAGTTTGACTGGGTTCATGGTTCGTCTACCTCCTTGTCATCTCTGCAACCACAGTCGTCGCACTGCCAGTATTGCCAATGCGCTTGGGTATACATGGGGCCAGTGCAGCTTGGGCACGATGGTTCGTCGTCATCTATGGCATCCCTGAGGCATTCGATGCATGAGCAATGACCAGTGCCACAGTTTTGGGGTAATTTGGGTTTACCGAATATGCGATCCATCCCCTCGGCAAACGCTTTGTGGTTTGTTGGGCGCATGGTGTCGCCTTTGCCTGCTTCATGGGTCATGGCTTCCCTTTTGGTAAAAAGTAATCATGTATCGCGGGGGCTATGGTTTCCAGTGAGCCCATTACATCGAGCAGGCGAACGGCAACCGCTGGAGGTGTACGTTCACCCGATTGCCACTTGATGTAGGTATGCACGGAGACACCTAGATAGTCGGCGGCTTGGGTGTTGGTTAATTTGAGTCGTTCCCTCAGTGCTGCAATGCGTGCAGAGGCTGGAGGAATGGGGGGTTTTAGGCGTGTTTGTTCAGTCATAAGGGGTTGCATAGGGTTGAGGGTTAGAGGGGCTCAAAAGCCCATTAATTCTGAGATTAGGGCGGCAATGATGCACGCGACGATGATGGTCATGCTCTAGCACTCCCACGGTACTCAGCGCGGCCACGTTCGATAAGCTCCCGAGCGTCTGCTAAGTCTCGCCCTTGTTCACTCGATAACATGGCGCGGATCTTTTGAGCCTCTGCGCGTGCGCTGTCTATGCCTTGGGCTTTCTCATAACGTCGCCCGGCTTCGATGTAGGCGTGTTCGGTGTGGTTCATGGTGTCCCCTTGATTCGTTTAATGATGGTTTCAATAGTCAACGGGCTGTCAATCATGCCGCAACCGTCAAGAATCACACGGGTAAGGGTGTCGCCGTCATAGGTCACTGGGTACATCATGACGATGTGCGAAGGGTTGACCGTGTAGACAGTTTCCCCGTTGTCTTGAATTTCGATAAACGTGGTCATGGTTTCATTGTCCTTTTGAGTCGTTCGATTTGGATGCGCACGGCATCAGCTTGCGCCGCGTACCCTTTGCGCAGGGTGTCACTGTGCCTGATAAAGTTTGCGGCTTGATCGTTTAGCCAGATTAAGCGGCCTTCTAAGATTTGCAATTGTTTGATCGGGGGCAGTTCTTCCAGGTTCATGGGTGTAACTCCTTGGGGATGTCCACGGTATCGCCTAGCTTTGATGCAACGTAGCACCGCATAGCGGCTTCGAGTGGTGTTGTGCCTTTGATCCAGTTAATACCACCCATGCTGCATTCCCACGATAAACCATGAGGGCGTAACAGTAACAATTCACGCTCAATAATTGGGCCACCTTGCGCCCAGTTGGTTGAATATCGGCGGGTGGTTGGGGTTACCTCCCATTTTGTTGTATTGCGCTTTTCATTAGGTTGCACATAGTGACCCAATGTGTTCTCACATTTAGCCACCGCCCAGTCAAGCGCGGCACCAGTTAATTCTGCGGTTTTCATACGTCAAGCCCTTTAGTCAAACAGATTTGATTCACGCCATTAGCCCAAACGGTGTGCCGTTCATAAGTGATTGCACCCTTAGCGGCTAGAAACGCGGCTTCGTCAACCTCCACGACTTCGGGGCCATCTTCTAGGTCGTAGTCGATTGCAAAGTATCGAACGGGGATGGTGGCATCTTCAATCTTTAGCTCAAAATCGTCGCGCTGATCTTCTAACTGATCTTCGAGTGTGTCGCGTTCACGTTCAGCATCGTCTAATTGACCCAGTAGAGTTGCAGTCTCTGTGAAGCCCTCAGCGTATGCAAGGCGCTCGCGTTCTTCTGTGGTCATTGTTTGAATGTTCATTTTGTTTAGTCCTTTGCGAATGAGGCTTTGAATTGTTTAGAGGGGTAACGGGCGACAGCACCCGCAACGGCATCACGACACGTTTTATAGGCGTTAGTGCTCCATGCGTACACGGGGTCACCTTCGCGCAATTGGTAAACGTGGATCTTGCGACGATAGACGGGGCCAAAATGCGCGGTGTCAATTACTGGGTTTCTCATGCGGACACCTTTAACGGTTGATCGTTTAAGAGAATCACGCCCTTACATCGGCGCACATTAGCACCCAAAGCGCGGAGGCGTGATAACGTGGTGTTCGTGCCCCATTGGTTAAGTGTGCGAATGTTTACGGCAACGGTTTGATCGTTGTGCCAGTAGTCGGCAATGTGGTTGCCGTGTAGGTAAATTTCCGATCTACCGCCGAAAGGGTTTCCCGTTTCACTGGGTGACAGATAGAAGACCGCCATATTTGCACAGCGCCAGTCTTTGCGTGCTTTTACGGCTTCGAGTGTTTGTTGTTCGATCTTGCGCATGGTGTACCCCTTAAAAGTTACGATAAACAAAGCCACCTTCTACAGCACCAACCAACGCGCCTTCGTCTTCTAGGTACTCGCGCACGGTTTCCTCTTTTTCGTCGTCGTCTTCGCAGTTGTCCAAGTCGATGCGATAGTTGTCGGCAATGTTTTGCCAACTGTCTTCGCTAAAGTCACAACAGAGGGCGATAACGTCCAATTCCAACTCAGTGCCCGTGTCGTCTTCGTATTGTTCAAGATAGTCCCAAAGCACCCCAAGCCCTTGGAGTGAGAAGTTTTGAGGGCGCAAGTTTGTAAAAGCGTCTTGAAATTCTGAAAAGCCAACAGTTTGTTTCATGGTTTAGTTTCCTTTGAGTTACGGGTTACGGGTTAAGCGGGGACAAACAAAACGCCGTTATAAGCGAGAAGACAGACTGCGAGCAATGCACCCAGCACAGCGCCACAAACGTATTCATAAAAGCCCGTTTTATATGGGGCACGGTTCGCGGGTTCAATTGCCAAATGTTGAGCGTGGTTAGAGTGTTTCATGTGGTTAGCCTTTTACAGTGGTTTAACAATTGAGCGGAGCGCGGTATCAACGTGCGAATCGTTCATGTATGAATAAAGCGTGTCGCAGATAAAGCGAGTGCAACTTTCGGAGTTGTTAGCGTTTCCGCTGAAATAGGTCAAGTCCCAGCGATACCGTTTATCCGTCAAACCTTTGGCTTTGTATTCGGCGCGGCGTTCGATTGTGTCAAGGGGTTCAATCAATGATTGAAGTTGTGCAAAGTGCGCGGGTGTGATTTTCATTAGGTAGCCTTTCGAGTGTTTACAGTTACGGGTTTTGTTTGTCACGGGAATTATTATAACCCATTGGGTCAAGGTGTCAACAAAATCATTTCTATCACGGAATACACCCTGATAGTTAAAAACTAACCCAATGGGGTCTACTGTTTCCAGTGTAGCACACTGTGACAATTGTGACCAGTTTAGGGGGGTAGAGAAATCGGGATTCTCGGATTAAATGTGCTTTTTAAAAAGTCGTAAAAAACATTCTCTCGCGCGCACGCGTGGGGCTTTTTGTCACAGGTTGCCTAAAAAACGGGCACTTTGACCCAATGGGCACAGACCCAGCGGGTTAGCACTAACCCAATGGACACAATGACCCAATGGGCACAGTCACCCATTGGATGCATGGATTCCGTGACCCACTGGGTTCAGTTCATGCGCTGGATGCCGTGACCCACTGGGTGCAGGGAATTTCGGGTTTTCGGATTGAGGGGGTGGGTGGGGCCGAGCGCCATCGGGTCACGGTAACGGAGGACTCAGATGAAATTTTTTATTTTATTTAACCCTAGAACCCATTGGGTCAGTTATCCTCATTGATACCATTTATTCACTTGTTACACGTCATCAGCAAGTTGTGATAGCATCGGGCCACTATGGAACACACATCCACAGGCACAACTGTCACAGCAGGCCCACAATTCAGCGACACTCTCTTAAACTCGAACGCTCCCGAAGTGCCCGAGTGGTTAAGTGCGCCCACACCCGAGATCCCAGCGATCCGTGAAGCGACACCCACAAACCGAGAGATCATGTATATGCAGTTCGAGTACATGTTTGATCATGTGCTAGAAGAACTCGCTGGGGGCAAGACAATCAAACACACCCTTGACAAAGACCCTCGTGGTTACGAGTCGGCCACGTATATCCATTGGATCAAGAAAGACCCGATGCGCACGAGCCGCTATGAGAACGCCCAACTATTGTTTGCAGAGCAGCTTGGCGCTGAGATCATTGAGATCTCGGACGCGGAGGACTCAGCAGAAGATGTCCAGCGTTCTAAACTGCGGATTGACAGTCGCAAGTGGCTCATGGGCGTTTACAACAAGAAACGCTACGGTGAGACAAAAACTATCGAGATGGGTGGGTCGATAAGTATTATTGATGCTCTCAGTGCAGCACAGGCGCGAGTGATAGAGGGTGAAGTGATTGATGTGACACCTCGACTGGAGAATGAGTGATGACACAGACTGACATTTTTGATGCAGCTATGCAATCTCATTTGGATGTTTATGCACTTGGACGGGACAGGTCTCATTTCATATATCGACTTGAAGCCTTTGCCAAACTCGTGGCTGCCAAGGAGCGTGAGGCGTGTGCAAAGGTGTGCATTGATGAAACTATGGGCTGTGAGCCGATTGCTTATACGTTGGCAGAATCAATCCGAGCAAGAGGTAAATCATAATGTTTAGGCTCCTAATCATCGTGGTGTTTTTAATCGTCGTGACTTTTGTTGCCGACCTGATATTGGACTGACATGCAGAAGCTCAAATACTCGCCCGAAGATGAACAGATCCTGATGTCCCAGCTCTGGAGTCCCCAGCTTGCTGATGACCCTGAGAGCTTCGTACTGTTCTGTTTCCCGTGGGGCGTGGAGAACACTCCACTGGCCAAGTTCAAAGGTCCACGGAAGTGGCAACGCGAGATCCTGCGTGAGATCCGTGACCACTTGAAGGCCAACCGTGGTGAGCTCGACATGGACGCGCTGCGTGCTGCGGTGAGCTCAGGTCGTGGTATTGGTAAGTCTGCGCTGGTGTCGTGGCTGATCCTTTGGATGCTGTCAACCCGTATTGGATCGTCAGTCATCGTGTCGGCCAACAGCGAGAACCAGTTGCGCACGGTCACATGGGGTGAACTCACCAAGTGGTCCACCATGTCTATCAACAGTCACTGGTGGGAAGTGTCGGCTACTAAACTCGTACCTGCCACATGGTTGACCGAGTTGGTCGAGCGTGACTTGAAGAAGGGTACTCGTTACTGGGCCGCTGAGGGTAAGCTGTGGAGTGAAGAAAACCCCGACTCGTATGCGGGTGTCCACAATCACGATGGCATGATGGTGATCTTTGATGAAGCATCAGGTATTCCCGATGGCATCTGGTCCGTGGCCGCTGGCTTCTTTACAGAGAAGATCCTAGATCGCTATTGGTTCGCGTTCAGTAACCCACGTCGAAACACAGGCTACTTCTATGAGGCAGTCGAAGGTAGCAAGCGGGACTTTTGGAAATCGAAGATCATTGACGCACGCACAGTCGAAGGCACTGACCAAGCGGTGTATGACCAGATCATCGCGGAATACGGTGAAGACTCCATTCAAGCCCGAGTCGAGGTCTATGGTGAGTTCCCTGCTGCTGGTGAAGATCAGTTCATCTCACCCGTGACCGTGGAGGATGCGTTCAAGCGCGACAAGTACAAAGATGCAACAGCGCCTGTCGTTGTTGGCGTTGACCCCGCGCGTGGCGGTATGGACAGCACCGTGATTGTGGTGCGACAGGGTCGTGACATCGTGGCCATCAAACGGTTCAAAGGTGACGACACCATGACCACCGTGGGTAACGTGATCGACGCGATTGAAGAATACAAGCCTGCGCTGACCGTGATCGACGAGGGTGGCTTGGGCTACGGCATCCTTGACAGATTGACTGAGCAGCGGTACAAAGTGCGCGGGGTGAACTTCGGTTGGAAAGCCAAGAACCCCGTGATGTGGCAGAACAAGCGTTCCGAGATGTGGGGTGCGATGCGCGACTGGTTAAAGACCGCCGCGATCCCACGGGACCGTCAGTTGAAGGCTGACCTTGTTGGCCCAACACGTAAGTTCAATTCGTCTGGAGCCATTGTGCTTGAGAGTAAAAAAGAAATGAAGGCCCGTGGTCTGGCATCCCCCGATGCTGCTGATGCACTGGCCGTCACGTTTGCGTACCCCGTGGCTTCTCGGAGCTACAATGTTAAACAAGCGCCCCGACGAGCCTACGAAGGCGGTGGCGGCGTATCATCATCATGGATGGGAAGTTAAATGAGTCTCAACGCAATGCAGAACTGCTTGATCATCGAACCCGATGTCGAAAAGCATGAGCTGTTTATCATTCCACCAGGCGACAAGTCCGAGACAGGTATCGTCCGTGCAGCGGGTCCAGATTGCAAAGAACTCAAAGTTGGCGATCACGTATACTTTGGTGTCGGGCAAGAATTTAAGCACGAAGGCAAGGATTATGTTGTCATTCGTGAACCCCACGTCTTAGGAGTTTTGGAATGACTGACGTAACAGGAATGGTGGCCGCAGGTAATGTGGCCAACGGCGGTGGTAAGAAGAACGGTAGTCAAGACGTTCTAGCACTCGCACGCTCTCGCATGAACATGGCCATTGGCGCACTGTCTGAGTCCCGTGAAAACGAGATCGACGACTTGCGTTTCTATGCTGGTTCCCCCGACAACCAGTGGCAATGGCCTGCTGACGTACTGGCCACCCGTGGCGCGGTGCAGGGTCAGACCATCAATTCGCGTCCCTGTTTGACCATCAACAAGCTGCCACAGCACGTTCACCAAGTCACAAACGACATGCGTCAGAATCGCCCAGGCGCTAAGGTCATCCCAGTGGACGACAAAGCTGATGTCAAGGTCGCTGAGATCTTCAACGGCATGATTCGTCATATCGAGTACATCTCTGATGCTGACGTGGCCTACGACACCGCTTGCGAGAACCAAGTTGCCTACGGTGAAGGTTATTTCCGTCTGTTGACGGACTACTGCAACCCTGATTCTTTCGAGCAAGACATCAAAATTGGGCGTATTCGCAACAGTTTTAGCGTCTACATGGACCCTGCGATCCAAGATCCCACAGGTGCTGATGCCAAGTGGTGTTTTGTCACAGAAGACATCGAAAAAGACGAATTTCACCGTTTGTACCCGAATGCAGCGCCTATTACGACCTTGCAATCACTCGGCATAGGTGACCAAAACCTGACTCAGTGGCTTAACGAGAACACAATCCGTATCGCTGACTACTACTACATCGACTACGACACCAAAACTCTCCATTTGTACCCTGGTAACGTGACAGCTTATGATGGTTCGCGTGAAGACAAGGCGTACAAACAGATGTACGGCGCTCCCAAAAAGACCCGCCGCGTCCAGATCCCAGTGGTCAAGTATTGCAAGATCAACGGTTACGAGATTTTGGAAGAAAACGTGTGGGCTGGTCAGTGGATTCCAGTGATTCGTGTGATCGGTAACGAGTTTGAAGTCGATGGTCGCTTGTACGTGTCTGGCTTGGTGCGCAACGCCAAAGATGCCCAGCGTATGTATAACTACTGGGTGTCTCAAGAAGCCGAGATGCTGGCATTGGCCCCCAAAGCTCCATTCATCGGTTACGGTGGTCAGTTTGAAGGCTACGAAGACAAGTGGAAGACAGCTAACACGTCCAATTGGCCGTATTTGGAGGTCAATCCTGACGTTACAGACGGCTCAGGTAACATTCTTCCACTGCCACAACGCGCACAGCCTCCAATGGCCTCTAGTGGCCTCCTGCAAGCCAAATCGGGCGCTGCTGAGGACATCAAGTCCACCACTGGTCAATACAACGCGTCACTTGGCATGGGTTCCAACGAGCGTTCTGGCAAGGCTATTTTGGCCCGTCAGAAAGAAGGCGATGTTGGCACTTACCACTACGGTGATAACTTGTCCCGCGCTGTGCGTCACGTTGCTCGTCAATTGGTTGATTTGATCCCCAAAATCTACGACACAGAACGTATTGCACGCATCATCGGTGAAGATGGTGAGACACAAATGGTCAAGATCAATCCTGAGCAGCAGGAACCTGTCAAAGAAATCCGCGATATGGAGAATCCTGACATTGTGATCGAGAAGATCTACAACCCAGGTGTGGGTAAATATGACGTGGTGGCCGCTACAGGTCCAGGTTACGCAACCAAGCGCCAAGAGGCTTTGGAAGCCATGGCTCAGTTGCTCCAAGGCAACCCTGACCTCTGGAAAGTCGCTGGTGACCTGTTCGTCAAGAACATGGATTGGCCAGGCGCTCAAGAGATGGCTAAACGATTCGCTAAAACCATTGATCCCAAGATCATGGAAGACAACGACAAATCACCCGCGCTGCAAGCCGCTGAACAGCAAATGCAAGCCATGGGTCAAGAGATGGAAAACATGCACAGAATGCTCCAAAACGTCAACCAATCGGTTGAAGTGCAAGAGCAAAAGCGCAAGGATTTTGAAGCTCAGGTCAAGGCATACGATGCTGAAACCAAGCGCATGGCTGCGATGCAAGCAGGTATGTCGGCTGAACAGGTCCAAGATATTGTGATGGGTACAGTTCACGGCATGATCACATCTGGTGATTTGCTGGCCGAGATGCCTGGTCAAGACCTCGACATTGGTCCAGAAATGATGCCTGAGCAGATGGAACAACAACCCATGATGCCACCAGAAGGAATGCCACAATGAACGCTTCACAATTCGTAGGTCAACTGTTCTTGGGTCGCAACGTGGCCCATTCAGTTCACCTCAACACTCGCAGCTACAGCAAACACAAGGCGCTGGGTCACTTCTATGAAGATGTGATCGAGTTGGCCGACAAGTTTGCCGAAGCCTATCAAGGCCGTCATGGTCTAATCGGCCCAATCGCTATCCCAGCATCGAAGAAAACCACCAATATCGTTGAGTTCCTGCAAGGACAGCTTGATGAAATTGAAAAAGGTCGCTACGATGTATGTGAGAAAACAGACACACCGATCCAAAACATCATTGATGAAATCGTCGGCTTGTACTTGTCCACAATCTACAAACTTCGCTTTTTAGCATAAGGAAAATCATGGCTTATTACAAACAAGGTAGTGCAGACGACCAAGTAAAAATTGGTGGCGGTAAGTTCTACGGCATCTTTATTTCCAGCACAACCAGTGGCACGTTTGCCCTGTACGACAGCGCAACAGCAAGCACCAGCGATCCAAAAATCGTGAACACTGTGACTGTCACTGCTGGTACACAATATGTCAGCTTTCCACAAGGTTTGTGGTTTAGCAAAGGTTTGTATATTGATGTGGCCAACACCATTCAATACACAATTTGTTACGAGTAATATTTGCTCACAACCGTACTGGCGCGGCACACCAGGGAATCTTAGGATTCAATGAAAATGACTGATGAAGTCCAAGCAGTAGTAGCGGAAGTTGCACCCGCGCCAGAACTGGAAGCCACAGCAGCTCCAGCCTCTGATGCCCCAACGCTGGAAGTACCTGCGGAAGCAGCCAAGACCTTCACACAAGAAGAACTTGATGCGGCCATTGGTAAACGCCTTGCACGAGAGCAACGTAAATGGGAACGAGAACAAGCACAGAAACGAGTGGAAGCACCCGTTACTGCACCAGTAGCTCTCCCGCCTGTTGACCAATTCGAGTCTCCACAAGCCTATGCGGAAGCACTGGCCGAACAGAAGGCTCACGAGTTGATCAGCAAGAGGGAACAAGCGAAAGCGCAAGCTGAGGTTCTTGAGAACTATCACGACAAGGAAGAACAAGCTCGGGACAAGTACGACGACTTTGAACAAGTTGCCTACAACCCCAACTTGCGAATCACTGATGTGATGGCTCAAACGATTCAATCTTCGGACATTGGTCCCGATGTAGCTTACTACCTCGGTGCAAATCCCAAAGAAGCAGATCGCATTGCCCGTTTGTCACCTTTCATGCAAGCAAAAGAGATCGGTGTGATCGAGGCCAAGTTGGTTAATAATCCACCTGTCAAAAAGACAACGTCTGCACCTGCACCAATTTCACCTGTAAGCGCACGAAGCACTGGTTCTCCAGCTTATGACACTACTGATCCACGGTCTACCAAGACCATGAGTGCATCAGAGTGGATTGAGGCCGAACGCGCCCGTCAGATGAAACGACTGCAATCGCAGGCAACTCGCTAACTTTCTTCAAGGACTTTTTAAATGTCAAACAGCATCTTAACCATTGACATGATCACCCGCAAATCGCTGGAGATCTTGGAAAACAACCTCGTGTTGACACGTAACGTGAACCGCCAGTACGACGACAGCTTCGCTGTTGAAGGCGCAAAAATCGGTTCTACACTGCGTATTCGCTTGCCCGACCGCGCTTTGGTCACTGACGGTGCAGCCTTGCAAGTGCAAGACGACAACGAACAGTACACCACTTTGACTGTCAACAACCAAAAGCACATCGGTGTCAACTTCACATCTGCTGAATTGACCATGCAATTGGACGACTTCGCAGAGCGCGTGTTGAAACCACGTATCAGCCAATTGGCATCGTCTATCGACGCTGACGTGGCTAACGCATACAAAGGCATCGGCAACTCAGTCGGCACTCCTGGTACTACTCCTGCTACTTCTTTGGTCTTGTTGCAAGCTCAACAAAAACTGAACGAAAACGCAGCGACTATGTCTCCACGTTACGCTACCGTGAACCCTGCTGCTAACGCTGGCTTGGTTGAAGGCTTGAAAGGTCTGTTCAACCCAACAGACACTATCAGCAAGCAATTCAAGAACGGCATGATGGGCACTGGCGTGTTGGGCTTTGACGAGATCAACATGTCTCAATCTATCAAGCAGTTCACAACTGGCTCTCGTGGTGCTACTGGCGCTACTACTTCTGCTGCAGTGACTAGCGAAGGTGCAACCACCATCGCTATCACTGGTGGTGGTAACGCTGGTACTGTCAAGATCGGTGACGTGTTCACTGTGGCCGACTGCTACGCTGTCAACCCACAAACTCGTGAATCCACTGGTTCTTTGTTCCAGTTCGTCGCTACTGCTGACGTGACATTGGGTTCAAGTGGCGAAGGTAACATCACTGTTGCCCCAATCTACTCTGCAACTAACGCTTTGGCTACCGTGAACAGCTTGCCTGCCACTGGTAAGGCCATCGTGTTCGTGGGTGCAGCATCTACTCAGTACGCTCAAAACTTGGTGTACCACAAAGATGCGATCACCTTCGCTACTGCCGACTTGCTGTTGCCACAAGGTGTGGACATGGCCAGCCGTGCTGTTCACAACGGCATCAGCTTGCGCGTGGTTCGCCAGTACGACATCAACAACGACCGTATGCCTTGCCGTATCGACGTGTTGTATGGCTACAGCACCATCCGTCCACAAATGGGCGTTCGCATGTGGGGCTAAACTGAAATGGGGCTTCGGCCCCTTTCATTGTTTTCAAATCTTTTTTAAGGAAATTTATCATGGCACTTCCAAACGGCGCAGGCGGTTACCAAGTTGGTGACGGCAACCTGAACGAACTCGTAATCGGCTACATGGGCGCTCCCGCCACAGCCACTTCTACAGCAACTCTGACTGTTGCTCAAGCTACCGCTGGTATCTTGCTCGGCTCTCCTGGTTCTAGCGCAGCTAGCTACACTTTGCCCACCGTGGCATCGTTGGAAGCAGTTGTGTCTAGCGCCAAAGTTGGTAGCACCTTTGACCTGTCTGTCATCAACGTTGACGGTTCTGGTTCAGGTGTGATCACTTTGGTGGCTGGTACAGGTTGGACCTTGGTTGGTCTGGCTACTGTGGCAGCTACTGCTGGTACAGCCCAATCATTCCGCGCCCGTAAAACAGGTGACGGTACTTGGTCTTTGTATCGCATTGCCTAAGTCTAAATGGGGGCTTCGGCCCCCATTTTTAAAGGAACATCATGGCAAACTCTAAACCTGTCGGAATTGCGTTTGAAGACCCAATGCTTGACGGCGCGACGATTGGTAGTTCTGGTGGTACTGCTGGTTTTTTTGGCACATCTCCAGTAACAAAAGCCACAGCGTTGACAACAAAATTAACGCAACTTAACGCTAAACTGCCTGTGTCGGCAGATTATGTGATTGCGGATCTTACGCAAACATTACCATTTGGTTTTGTGTCTGCTAACGAAGGTCAAACCGTATTAACGGTCATCATTAACTTGCAAAAACGTGTAGATGAACTTGAAACTCGTTTGCAAAATTACGGACTATTGGGATAAATATGGCAGTTATTTACATGAAACATGAGATCCATGGTGCGAAAGTTGCAACCATGGAAGCAGAAGCAGTCGCAGACGAGAAAAACGGCTGGGTGCGATATACTCACGACACGCCCTCCGAAGTAGTGGAAGAAGCGGCTCCTAAAAAGGAAGTGAAACCACGCGCCCGTAAGGTCGCTGAACCAGAACAACCCGCAGCCGACAAAGTGCCTAACTTTTTAGCACCCGCTGCCGAATCCGCAGGAGCTTAATCATGACGACATACACCGCTGGCGATCAAATCAATCGTGCGTTGCGATTGCTCGGTGTGTTGGCTGAGGGTGAGACACCTTCGGCTGCTATGTCGCAAGACGGTCTGATGTCTTTAAATCAGATGATCGACTCGTGGAACACTGAACGACTATCAGTGTTCTGCACTCAGGACCAAGTGTTCACTTGGCCTGCTGGTGAGTACATCCAAACACTCGGCCCGTCAGGTGACTTTGTGGGTAATCGCCCCGTGTTATTTGATGATGCCACTTATTTCCGTGATCCTGGTACGAACGTGTCGTTCGGTATCAAGTTCATTAACCAGCAACAGTATGACGGTATTGCAGTAAAGACTGTGACATCGACATACCCTCAAGTGATCTTTGTGAACATGGGATTCCCTGATGTCACAATGAGCATTTACCCACGTCCCACTCGGGATTTGGAGTGGCACTTTGTGTCCGTGCAAGAGCTGGATCAGCCAGCCACATTGGTTACAGAGCTGCATTTCCCGCCAGGCTACATGCGTGCCTTTGCCTACAACTTGGCAATGGAGATGGCCCCTGAATATGGTATTGAACCAACTCAGCAAGTCACTCGAATTGCTATGACCTCCAAGCGCAACTTAAAACGCATCAACAACCCTGACGATGTGATGTCGATGCCTTATGCAATTGTGGCCACCCGTCAACGCTACAACATCTACGCTGGTAACTACTGATGAAGTCACCCATTCTCGGTTCCTCTTATGTGGCACGCAGCGTCAACGCTGCCGACAACCGCATGGTCAACTTGTACCCCGAGATGGTTCCCGAGGGTGGCAAGGAAGCAGCATTTTTAACCCGTTGTCCAGGTCTTCGCCGCCTTGTTGAAGTTGGCGAGGGTCCAGTGCGCGGCCTGTGGCGACTTGGTAGTTACTTGTATGTTGTCTCAGGCAACATTTTCTATCGAGTAAACCCCATCGGTACAACTACTCGATACAAAATTCGCGAAATTGGTACTGTGACAGGCACTGGTCCCGTGTCTATGTCGGACAACGGCACACAGATTTTTATTGCTTGCAACCCTGATGGATTCATCTACAACGCCAACACAGAAGTGTTTGCGCAGATCACAGATCCTGATTTTCCAGGTGCTGTGACCGTGGGTTACCTTGATGGCTACTTTGTGTTCAATGAACCAAACAGCTCTCGTGTATGGGTGACATCATTGTTTGATGGCCTGTCTGTCGATCCACTTGACTTTGCCAGCGCCGAGGGTAACCCTGACGGTTTGGTGTCGTTGATTGTTGACCACCGTGAAGCATGGTTGTTTGGTACTAACTCAATCGAGGTTTGGTATGACGCAGCTCTCCCTGACTTCCCGTTACAGCGCATCCAAGGCGCTTTTAACGAAATTGGTTGCGCTGCCCCTTACTCGGTTGCCAAACTCGATAACGGTCTGTTCTGGCTCGGTTCTGATGACCGTGGGCGTGGTATTGTTTATCGCGCTAACGGCTACACAGGAACTCGTGTGTCAACTCATGCAGTTGAATGGCAAATTCAAGAGTATGGTGACATCTCTGATGCCATTGGTTACACGTATCAACAAGACGGTCACGCTTTCTATGTGTTGATCTTTCCAACTGCTGAAACCACATGGGTTTACGATGTGGCGACTCAGGTTTGGCATGAGCGTGCTGGTTGGGACAATGGTGCTTTTGTGCGTCACCGTTCAAATTGTCAAGTAGTTTACAACGATGAAATCATCGTGGGCGACTTTGAAAACGGTAACATCTACGCATTTGACTTGAATGATTACTCAGACAACGGTGACATTCAGAAGTGGTTGCGTTCATGGCGTGCCTTACCGCCTGGTCAGAACAACCTCAAGCGATCATCTCAACACAACTTGCAAATCGACTGTGAAGCTGGTGTGGGTACGAACACGGGTCAAGGTAGCGATCCTCAAATGATGATGCGTTGGTCTGATGATGGTGGTCATACTTGGTCTAATGAGAAGTGGCTACCTATCGGCAAGATTGGTGAGTATTTCCGCAGAGTAATTTATCGCCGCCTTGGGATGACATTGAAGCTGCGTGATCGTGTGTATGAGATTTCAGGCACAGATCCTGTAAAAATCACTATCATGGGTGCTGAACTGTACGTGACACCTACCAATGCCTGATCAACAGAACATAACCAACATACCATCAAACCGTGTGGATTTTATTGATCCTCGCACGGGTTTAGTCTCGCGTGAGTGGTATCGGTTTTTTCTAAACCTGTTTAATCTGGCAGGCGCTGGTGGTAACCAGATCAGTCTAGACGAAATGCAGATTGGTCCACCACCGATTGAAAGCACTGGTTCTGGTGGCGGTGGTACGGGTACAGTGACTTCTGTTGCAATGTCTGTACCCACGGGACTCGATGTTACGGGTAGCCCTATTACCACATCGGGCACACTTGCTGTGTCGTATGCCGCAGGTTACGCGATCCCAACCACAGCAAAACAGACAGAGTGGGACACAGCGTATACCGACCGACTCAAATGGGACGGTGGTGCTACTGGTTTGGTTGCGGCTACAGGTCGAACATCGCTAGGTGGTACAACAGTCGGACAAAACTTTTTTACGCTGACTAACCCCAGCGCAATCACGTTTGTTCAGATCAACGCTGACAACAGCATCACCACAATGGATGCACCCACGTTCCGTACAGCGATTGGTGCGGGTACTGGTGGCGGTTCCGTCACATCGGTGGGTACTGCTGGTACTGTCAGCGGGTTAACCTTGACAGGTGGACCCATCACTTCGTCTGGCACGGTTACATTGGGTGGTACGCTTGCTGTCAACCCGTCGGACTTTGCTTCTCAAACAGCTAATACGTTTTTGGCTGCACCCAATGGTTCAAGTGGTACACCCACGTTCCGCGCAGTTGTAGCTGCCGACATCCCCACGCTCAATCAGAACACCACAGGAACGGCATCAAACGTCACGGGTACTGTGGCTATTGCCAACGGTGGTACAGGGGCTACAACGGCTGCTGCAGCACTGTCAAACCTTGGTGCTTACCCTGCCAGCAACCCGAGTGGTTACACAAGCAACACAGGTACTGTCACATCGGTGGGTGGTACAGGTACGGTCAACGGCATCACGTTGACGGGTTCAGTCACATCTTCTGGCAACCTGACTCTTGGTGGCACACTGAGTGGTGTGGACTTGGCAACTCAGGTCACTGGAAACTTACCAGTTACCAACCTAAACAGCGGTACAGGTGCGTCATCATCGACTTATTGGCGTGGTGATGGTACATGGGCAACCGTGGTGTCTGGTGCGTCTATCACAAACGACACAACGACAGCTACACCCGTCTACCCGTTGTTTGCAGCAGCCACCAGTGGTACACCAACAACAATCTACACCAGCAACGCCAAATACCTATACACCCCAAGCACGGGCGATTTGGCAGCACCTGCACATGTGTCCAGCAACGGTATTCAGGTGAACGCCAACACCGTTGCTACAAGCTATACTATCCCCACGGGAAGCAACGGGTTGTCGGCTGGTCCCGTTAGCGTGAACAGTGGTATCACTGTCACCATTCCTTCTGGTTCAACTTGGGTTATCGTATGACCGTCACCGCACGCAATCTGGTTCCTGCAAAGATCGTTGAGGACACTCAAACGACTCAGTACATCGTGTCTAGCAACATCACGGCTACGATCATCGACAAGTTCACTGCAACCAATTTCAGCGGTTCGACTGCCACAATTAGCGTCAACCTTGTCACTGGATCAGACACTGCAGGTAACCAGAACTTGATCACCAAGACCAAAAGCCTGGCTGCATCCGAGGTTTACACGTTCCCTGAGTTGGTGGGTCAGATCTTGCCGAACACAGCGTTCATCTCTACAATTGCAAGCACGGCGAATGCCATAAATATCCGCGTCAGCGGTCGGGAGATTTCATAATGGGATGGTTATCAAACTTTGTAAGTAATCCTGTCGGTACGACTTTAGGAACTGTGGATAAAGTTGTCGATAAGGTCGGCAGTGTAGGTCAGTCCGTTATCGACAAAGTCAAAGACAATCCTTTGGAAGCCGCCGCACTTGTCGCGGCGGGGTATTACTATTATCCTGAAATTAGTGCATGGGTGGACGAAGCTGGAACTGCTCTTGCGGGCACTGTTGCAGGCGCATCGGCGGGGACAACCGCTGCCAGTTTAGGCGCGGGTGCTCTTACTGCATTAAAAGCAGGTGCTGGCGCGTTAAGTGACTACGCTCTCCCCGCCGCTATTACTGCCAGCGCATTGACTGGTGCAAATGCAGCCAAAGAAGCTGCGGCTACTCAAGCCGCCGCCGCTGATCGTGCAAACGAGCTTGCCTACAAAATGTATGGTGAGCAAAAAGCACTCCAAGAACCTTATCGTACTGCTGGTGTAACTGCACAGAATCGTCTGATGGATGTGCTCGGTTTGAGCGGTAACACTCGTGCTGCTGATTACGGTAGTGCCAATAAAAACTTCGCTCCGAGTGATCTGACTACAGACCCCAGTTATCAGTTTCGTTTGAACGAGGGGTTGAAAGCTCTTGATCGTCAAGCTGCTGCGCGTGGTGGTTTGATCTCAGGTGGTGCAATCAAAGCTGCTCAAGAGTACGGTCAGCAGTCAGCATCGCAGGAATACCAAAACGCGTTCAATCGTTATCAAACCAATCGTTCGAACTTATTGCAACCTTTGGGTAACTTGGTCACAACTGGTCAAAATGCTGCGGCTAACACAGGTGCTGCTGCGGGTAACTATAGCGCGACAGCGGGTAACAATTTAACCAGTGGTGCAGCAGCAACTGCCGCAG